GGTTTACAATATGCGGGACTTCTTACCGTATGATTTTGCCTGACCCTAAAGACGAAGCGGACGAATCGCCCTTTGAAATTTATACGCTTGACCCACGCAATGCTTTTGTGGTATATCACAGCGGTTTAGGTAACAAGCCGATAATGGGTGTTAAGTATGTTATCAAGAAAAACGGAAGCATTGTATTTTCGATTTATACCAAAAATCAGTATTTCGAGGTATCACAGCCCGGAGTATTCAGTCAGAACAGCAGTAATAATTATAAAACGATAACGAGGGCGGAGAATCACACTCTCGGTGATATTCCGATTATAGAATACCCTGCTAATTCTTTTAGACTCGGCGCTTTTGAAATTGTACTTCCCCTACTGGACGCAATGAATGTTATAGCTTCAAATCGTATTGACGGGGTTGAACAGTTTATACAGGCGTTACTGGTGTTAAAAGGTATTGACCTTGAGGCTCCTGAGTTTAAAGAGCTGCGCGAGAACGGCGGGCTCGCCTGCCCTCCTGATGGTGACGCTTATTATCTTACACAAGAGCTTAACCAAACGCAGACCCAGACTCTTGTAGATTATATGTACCAAACCGTACTTACAATATGTGGTATGCCTAATCGCAACGGTGGCAGCTCAACAAGCGATACCGGCTCAGCGGTTATAATGCGCGACGGTTGGCAAGCTGCCGAAGCAAGAGCTAAAGATACAGAGCTGATGTTCACGATGTCCGAAAAGCGGTTCTTGCGCCTCGCTATTCGTATATCAAACACCACTCGTGATATGAATTTGAAATTGTATTCCATTCAAATACGGTTTACAAGGCGTAATTATGAGAACATACAGGAGAAGTCGCAGGTATTAACTACTATGCTTGCCAATGATAAGATTCATCCGAAATTGGCTTTTGAGCATAGCGGTATGTTTATCGACCCCGACCTTGCATACACGATAAGTGCTGAGTACGCCGAGGCAAACAAAGCCAAACAATTACAAGAGCTTGAAAAAGCTGCGGAGTATGAAACGGCAAAGGCTAAGTCTGCTGCTGTTACTGAGCAGAGCAATCAATCGCCCGACGATACATCAGCCACTTAACGCGAGGTATGAAGTATGTACGAACTGACCGATATAGTTATCGAAAACATTCGGAAAGAGTTGATACGCGATTTCTCAAAGCTTAAAAGCTTGCTCTCTTATGATGAGTTAAATGTGATGTCTGCTACTAAAGCTGTTTATTCTAAGATAGACCTTTATGTAAGACAGATGTTTTTACAGTTAATGCAGGCGGTGTACAAAAAGGTAACCAAAAGAACCTGCCCGTATAACTACGCGTGGCTTGAGAGTTTTCTTCTTGAATATGACGAAGTAAGTAAATGTGTTTATGCTAATGAATTTGAGAGAAAAAGAGACCGATTAGCTGAGGCTCTGATAGCCAGCCCTAAAAAGAATGAGGAAATAGACGCTGCTTTACGTTATTTGTCTTTTATGCTGACGGCGTATGCTGTTAGAGTTACGGATCAGGTGGTTTTGACGGCTTATCGAGATATGGGTATAGACGCAGTCAGATGGAAAGCTGAAAAGGACAATAAGACTTGTACCATTTGTAAACATCGCAATGGGCATATTTATGATATTGAGCAAATACCCCCTAAACCGCATTTAAATTGTCGTTGTGAGTACGAGGAGGTTTGATATGGAGTTACCCCAGAAAGCTACCGAAGAAATTGAAAAAATATTAAAAAAAGGTAATACTGTAGAGCTAAAAAAAGAAAAAGGTTACATTGTCATCGTGGAGATACAACGTAAAGCAAAACACAAGTCAATATTGTAGATACGCATAAACGGTTGCGTAGGAACAGTCAACAGGGACTATGAGATATTCTCATAGTCCTTTTTTATTTCACAAGAGGGAACTTGTAAAAACGCAATTGGGAGAAAACCCAACTCAAAAACGGAATTTAAAATGCAGTGAAGCATTACAAAAACGCAGGAGGATTAAAATGCCAAAAATCGAAACAGGAAACATTGAAGGCTACGAGAGTATGACCGTGGAACAAAAGTTGTCAGCCTTGGAAAACTATGAGCTTCCTGATAGCAATTCAGAGCTTGAGAGGTACAAGAATGCTGTCAGCAAAGCCAATTCAGAAGCTGCAAGCTGGAAGAAAAAGTTTCAGACTCAGCTCTCAAACGACGAAAGAAGCAAACAGGAACGAGAGGACGAATTAACAACGTTGCGCTCGAAAGTGGAGGAAATGGAGAAAGAAAAGCTTGTGACAGGGCATACCGCCCGCTTCCTCGCTTTAGGGTACGAAGAATCGTTAGCTAAGGAGACCGCTCAGGCTCTCGCCAACGGTGAGACTGATAAGGTTTTTGCCAATCAAAAAAAGTTCCTTGAAACGCACGATAAAGCATACAAAGCTTCGCTAATGAAAAAAACCCCTACACCCCCTTCCGGACAGAGCGGAGAACCGAAAAAGGATTACACCGCAATGATTGTAGATGCCCAGTCTCGTGGGGATTTCGGGGCGGCTGCGTATTATATGCGTCTCCGGGAACAAGAAAAAACTAATTAAAGGAGAACGTTAAAAAATGGCAGACACTATTGCTACAAGTTTCGGGGTGTTGAATTACTCCGGAATGTTATTCAACAAAGGTAATACAAGAACACCTTTGTCATCGCTTATCGGCGGAAAGATGAAAATTACCAACAGCACCGAGTTTGTTGTAGGTCAGAACTACGAAACTGCGGGCGGCACACAGCCGGAAATAAGCGAAACCGCGTCGCTTACTGCTCCCGATGCAAGCGTCGTAACACGTACACAGATGACTAACGTCACACAGATTTTTCAGGAGACGGTAGGCATATCTTACGCTAAGCAGTCCAATATGGGAACTCTTGCAGGTGCTAATATCGCTAATCAGGTTGCAAACCCCATTAACGAGCTTGATTTTCAGGTGGCTGCTAAGATGCAGAAAATAGCACGTGACCTTGAGTATACATTCGTCAACGGTGCATACAGCAAGGCCACATCCGACGCGACATTTAATAAAACAAGAGGTCTCGTTACCGCTATAACCTCTAACGTTAAGGCAATGGCCAAAAAGCCACTCGGTCTGTGGGATGTTGCCGATATGGTTAAGAAAGTATACGAGAGCAATGCTCCTACTACAGGACTTTGTCTCTGGTGTGACGCTGTAACGATGTTCCAGATTAACGCTGACGCGGTACAGAACGGACTTACTGTCGTTCCTGCGGCGCGTGAAGTTAACGGTATATCTCTTTCAAGTGTTGTAACACCCATCGGCGTTGTATATCTCTACCTCGGTGAGTGTTTACCGGCAGGTACCGCTCTTCTTCTTGACCTTGATGTAATAGCACCTGTCGGACAACCTGTTCCGGATAAGGGCAATTTCTTCCTTGAACCTCTCTCAAAGGTTGGTGCAGGTGAGAAATATCAGATATTCGGTCAGATGGGTCTTGACCACGGTCCTGAGTGGTATCACGGAAAATTTACGGGTATTTCTACCACTTTTGAGGCACCGAAATACAGCCGTAGCGTTTATGTTGCAGGTGGTTCTATTAACACCACTACTGCCGCTGTGGGCGGTTAATAAATCAAAGGAGGCAGACAAATGACCGAAGAACAGAAACTCTCGCTGTTAAAAGCAATGATAGATACAGACGAAGAGGATGTGTCTGACGAGACTTTGTCTGCCTATTTGTTTTTAGCCGGGCGCAAAATTATGGAGAAACGCTATCCGTTTCACACCGATAAAACAGAAGTGCCCGAGAAATATCAGGCATTACAAGTGGAAATAGCGTGTTATCT